AGCAAATATAACTCCAGGAACTACGCAGACATTACGTGGTGGCTTTATCAATAACACAGATGGTATGTACAAAAATCCTATCGGTTGGGACGCTATTAGAATCGCTGATCCATATACCCCTAACGTAAATGCACACACCAGTTCATTTACGTTCAACACCAAACGAGTTGTTACTAAGACACCTTATGTCAGTACCTATGCCGTTAAATCTATGTTAAATGGTACTACTATTACAAATACTACTGCTAATACCAGCGGTAATCTATCATTCACTGTAACAACTACACTAACTGCAAATGATGTATTAGAATATACAGTATTTGCTAATGTATCATATCAGCGTCAGGGTTTGAGTGACGCATTAAGACCAACGGCGGATAATTAAACATGGCTGCACTTCAACAATTTTTTTATGACGCACAGATTGAGCGTTTTTTAGTACAATTCATTCGAATGATATCGGGCTTCCAAGTTGAATTTGGCGCCGATAGAGAAGGTGTTAAAACTCTGCAGCGTGTGCCAGTTTATTATGGTGACAGTAGTAAATCAGTGATGGCTATCATTACCAATAATAGCGAAAATGCTATGCCAACAGTTCCGGCTATGACTGTTTATATCAATGGATTGACTTATGATAGAGATCGCGTACAGGAACCTAATTTTATTGGTAAGATGAATATCCGCCAACGTGCTTATAATGAAGCCACGCAGGAATACGAAACCACACAAGGCAACGCTTTTACTATTGAAAGATTGATGCCAGTACCGTATACTATCGAACTTAAAGTAGATATATGGACATCAAATACTAAACAGAAATTACAGTTATTAGAACAGCTGATAGTACTATTCAATCCAGCACTAGAAATACAATCAACAGACAACTACATTGATTGGACTAGTTTAAGTTTGGTTTATTTAGAAAGCCCGAACTGGACTAGCCGCAGTGTGCCTGTTGGTACAGATAACCCAATTGATGTTGCTACCTTAACATTTAAACTACCTGTGTGGATCAGTCCTCCTGCCAAAGTTAAAAAACTTGGCGTTGTACAAAAAATCGTTGCCAGCATACATGATGCACAGGGAGATCTCAGCACTTCTGTTTACAGCAACACCAATCTAATGGGCAACAGACAATATTTCACTCCAATGGATTATAGCGTACTGCTGATTGGTAATAATCTAACCCTAATGAAATATAATGAAGTAGAATTACCTAATGAACCTACACTAGAAACCCCTACAAAAGTGGGTACTAAAGATGATTGGGAAAATCTAATTAATGTCTACGGTGTATTGAAAAATGGATTTAGCCAGATAAGACTATTATCAGATGATGATGTTACTGAAGTGGTAGGTACTGTTAGTTATCATCCAACTGATCCTAGTATTTTATTATTCAATGCAGACATAGATACATATCCAGCAAATACATTAGAGCCCATCGATGCTATCATCGATCCTACAAAAAATTCTGTCGTATCGATAGTCAGCGGAGCAACTGCTGGAACTAGGTATCTAATACTAAACAGCATTGGTAGTTTCAATACAGCCTCGGGCGATGGTCCTAGCATATGGCGTGGCACAGACGGACAAGATCTAGTAGCTAATGCTAACGATATTATCGAATATGATGGCACACATTGGACCGTGGTATTTGACAGTCCAAGCACAGATACTGTACAATATGTAAGTAATCTAAATACTGGAACTCAATATAAATGGAATCTCAATCAGTGGGTCAAAAGCTGGGAAGGCGAATACAAAGCCGGAACATGGACTCTAGTCTTATAAAAGGTGTTGGTACTTTTATCTATTGTACCACTACCCAGCGTTATCTTTTCTTATTACGCGACAGCAGTAAGTATGCAGGCACATGGGGACTAGCTGGTGGTAAGATCGAAGCCGACGAACAGATGATCAATTCTCTACACAGAGAGATCAGTGAAGAACTGGGTGTAGACTTTTCTAATACAAAAGTAATTCCTATAGAAAGATTTACCAGCGACAATGGCAATTTCGTCTACCATACATTCTTGATTCCGGTAGTTGAAGAATTTACTCCAATTTTAAATTATGAGCACCGTGGATATTGTTGGGTAGCATTAGAAGATCATCCTAAACCCTTACATCCAGGAGTATGGAGAACGATCAATTTTGAAGCTGTGGTTAATAAGATTCGTACGTTAGAAACAGTTTTAGATACTAGCGTCTAACACAAACTCTCTGTGTGACATCTGTTTAAAATTATGACAATACTTCCATTGCTCGGGTGTAGGCCAACGTCCCCTAGCAGATACTAGGATAAATTCAACATCATTATAAAGATCAAATAGTGTTTTTCTATCGTTGGTCCATTTATAATCTAGTATTGTTGCGTTTAAGTCATCATATCCATTGGTGCCTGCATAGACATTATAGTTATAATTTTCGTCGGGTTGACCGTCAAATCCCAGCATATAAATTTTCTTATGTCCGTCGAATGCCGCGATATATAATGCCGTAGTTCCTGCATCAGTGTACGGATCAAATGGAATTATGTAAAACTTTCCTGGATTATCTAATGTATTACCTACGTGTGTATAGACCACATGATGATCGGCATAACCTGCTTCGGCTATTTCATTGGTTATGGTTTTATTATTGGCTATTAAAAAATCCGGAGTAAATTCTCTATAAAGTGCATTACACCCGTAGGTCTGTAGAGTATCAGCACCCAATAATCCGCTGTAATTTTTAAGATGTCTGAGATCAAATTCTTTTCTAGTAAGTCCGTTTCCGATCACAGCGGCGCGATTTGAAATCTGATTGTTGGTAACGCGATTAGGAACAAATTCAAATTCATCTCTCCACACACCACCCTCGTATCGTCTTTCAACGATTACATCTTCACCTGTGTAATCTTTACGATATTTCTTTTCTAAAGTTAACATCAGTTATCCAATTAAACAATGTATTGAGCATAAACTTTTACATTACCAAGTATATTTGTAGAAGTTGTATTGTAATATAATCTCACGTTACCAGATGTTACGTTAGCTGATAGAGTACCTAGTGCATTACCAGTAGTGCTATTAACAGCATAAGTTACCACTGATGCATTACTATCTTCAACTACCAATAGTGCTTCCATTGATTCAATTCTATTAGTGCCATTTTTACATTGGATAATATACTTGGCAGTGCTATAACTGCTGTTACTAAAGAAGTCGATCATGTAGGCTGTGCTGCCTGATGTAACTACAATATTAGCTGAATCATATACTGATTTAGTTCCACCTACCAATTGGAATGTGCCATTACTAGCAACAAGAACACGTTGTATACTTGAAACAGTACCAGACCAAAAACCAACACCTGTTGAGTCAGCGATAATCTGTGCGTAACCATCGGCACTGGCTAAGTTTTCAACTGACGCAGTAGTTGTAAGTATTCTTGCATCAATCACGTCTCCCAATGCTGGAGCTTCTGTAAATATCAAGTTTGCACCAGAGACACTGTATGATATTGTTGGTAATTGTACCACACCGTTGATCATTACTAATGTTGAAGCTGTAGTCGCTGCTGCCTGAAGTGTGAAGGTTGTTTCTACACCGTTAACGTTACCGTATGGATTACCGGTGTTAGCTTCAAATTGTCTACCGGTGATTGTTGTCGTTGATGTACCAGTAATCAACCAATCAGTACCGTTATAGAACTCTAATTGATTACCGTTGGTATTGAAACGTATCATACCTTTGACGTCGTAAGCTGGATTATTACCGTTTAATGCACTTGGACGTTGGGCATTACTACCTACTGGAATCATCATCGCTGACGTACTGTCAACTTTTAGTGTTACGCTTGGTTGTGGTGTAGCATTAGCACCACCAATGATCACTATTTCATTTGTGCTGTTACCGCGGATTAGGGCATTACCAGAAGTAGCACTCCATACAGTAAAGTTGTCACTGGTTTGTGAATAGTTGATTACTGCGCCATTGGCTACTAATAGATTGCTACCAATACCAACACCACCTCTGACTGTTAACGCACCAGTTGTTGGACTTGTTGCCAATGTTGTTTCACTAATTGTTAAATTAGCATTAGTATCACTGAATCTTGCGGCCTCGTTAGCAGCTAGTGTGCCACCAGTAAAGAATACTATGTCGTTGTTAGCCTGTGCAGTACCAATTGCTAGATTGCCGCCACCGGTTGTAGCATTACCTTGTACATACAAGTAACCATCATTGGCTTTAGTAATCGTAAATGTTGCTTGATTATATGTTGAGCTGTTGATACCAAAGTCGATATAGCCTTGGCTATCATTACCGTTGTCTGCTGTAGCGATAAAGTCAGAACTAGCAAATGCGTTACTACTGATATTCTGTTGATTGACTTGGCTGTAACCTGCGATATTACTAAAGAACTGTGCAGTAGCCTGTGGTAGATATACTTCGCCTACTAGGTCTTGACCAACGATAAATTGTTTACCTGAGATAAGATGTACATTACCAGCTACACCAACACCACCGCGTACTTGTAGTGCACCGTTGTTAAAGTTTGTGCTGTCCCAAGTTGACTGTACATTAGCATTACCACTTAGATTAACATTAGCAGTGCGGATGGTCGTATTGCCTGTGGTAGCACCAATTGTCAATGTTGTGGCTGCACCAAAAGCATTGACAGTAGTAGCTACTGTGTTATAAACTGCCTGTGTTGCCTGTGTACCAACTAGTGTTGGATTATTAATTGTGATAGTGCCTGTTGTGGCACCCATATTAATGTCTGTTGCGGCATTAAACGCTAGAACGTTTGTGGCATTGGTATTAAATACACCAACTGTTGATTGGCTAGTTGCGATATTGCTACCACCTAACCAAATGTTACCACCTACGCCAAGACCACCTGTACCTGTGATCTGTATAGCACCAGTTGATGTGCTGGTAGCTACTTTACCTGAGTTTGCTGTGAATGTGTCTAAAACCCAAACGTTGCTTTGTACTTGTAAATTACCGATCTGTAATGAACTATAGTTAGCATTACTAAAGTCAACAGTAGTACCGGGTTCTGGAATTACATTAGCAAACAGTTTCCATACACCGTCTGAAGCATCACGAACGAAACCAGTGTGTTGATATCCTGGATTTGTAAATGAGCTGATAAAACCAATGTCTAGTGTATCTGCGACATTATCATCTGCTAGATAGATCAATGCATCATTAAATGTTACGTTGTTACTGCTGATGTATGTAACATTACCGTTAACGAACAAGTTACCTTCGATACTGACGTTGGCATTGAATGTAGAATTTAGTCCTACTGAAATACCGCCAGACACTAACAGTGCACCAGTACCATAACTAGTGCTTGGTGTTGTTGAAAGTATCGTAACATTACCTGTTACTACTTCGTTAGCATTGACATTTAAATTGTTTCGTACTGTAGTATTGCCTGTACCGCTTGAGAAGAATACATCAGTACCAGCGCCAAATGCGTTTACAGTTTGTGGAGCATTATTAGCTAATAATAAACTTGCGCCACCGACAGCGATATTAGTTGCTGTAGTGAATAATATAGTTGGATTGTTAACTATAACAGAACCAGTTGCGGCACCCATCCTAATATCGGTAGCATTTCCAAATGCGTTTACAGTAGCAGGAGCATTATTAGCTAATAATAGTGTGTCGCCACCAACTGCGATATTAACTTGATTGCTGTTAGTTGCACCTAAGATAGTTAGGTTACCTGTACCCAAGAACACGTTGCCGTTACCAGCACCCATTCTGATCGAAGTAGCTTCACCTAATAGGTTAGCGGTGTTAATACCAATGTTAGCAAAGTTTAAGCTAGTACCACCAACAGCGATATTAGTTCTATCAGATCCACCAGCACCACTAGCACTGGTTAAGAATAAATTACCTGTTTGAATATATGTCGTACCTGATACTGCTCCAATGCGTAGATCGGTCGCTGCTCCAAATGCGTGTACCGTTGCAGGTGCGTTATTAGCAAATGTTAATTTAGTACCACCAACTGCAAGATTTACTTCGTTCGTATCTGTTGCAGCTAAAATTGTTACGTTACCGTTGTTTAGGTATACGTTACCAGTGCCTGCACCAATACGGACGTTGGTTGCAGCGCCGCCTAAGAAGAAGTTTTGTACTGTGGCATTAGCAAGAGCAAAGTTTGTAGTGTTTGCTGAGAATCCACTACCACCCATGGTGATATTGCCGCTGAAGTTACCGCT